TTTGCATTTGGATTCTGAAAGACAAACCTGATGTCTATGTTTGGATATTGGTTGAATATCAGTTCCATCTTTTCTCGGTCGGCTTTTACCCAACGTCCTTTTGTTTCCAAGTACATTGTTCCACCTTTTTTCTTTTGTAGAACAAAGTCGGGTGTGTAGGTGTGGTTTGTGGCTGGTTTGATATAGGAGAGTTTCTCAGTTTCGTAACTGTACTTTTTCTTTGAGGATTTTAGATTTTCATTTATTGTATCTTCAAGACCAGAACGAAACCCGTGTTTTATCGCAACTGCATTTCTTTTCATTTATACCTCATGTCACACATCAAAACGAATTATAAGATTCATGTCCACGTCATCTCTTTTTGCAAGTGGTGAAGATAACTTACCAATAGCAACAAGGTCATAGTTTTCATTATAAAGTCCAATAGTCGTAACATATGGATTGAAATAAGAACCAGTTGCGTAATCATCTATAAACTGTGATGAATCATTCTTATCTTGACGTACCGTCCAATTTTGAGTAAAGTTGTACTCGTGTTTACGGATTTTACACGTAATTTCATGTTCATAGAATGTTGTGGTACTACGAAATGAACCTGTAAATCCATACTGAGTTCCTTCAAAATCATAGTTACCAGTTTTACCTAAAAAGGCATCCCAATACTTTGGTCGTGGGTCGGAAACAACAATCATCCCTTGTTTATAAAAAACATTTCCAATACGTGATGTCTGATATGCATACCCTGTTTCAAAAGAATTATTACCGAGATAACTTATGTTTTCAGGGGTGAGACCTTTTTTGTAAATACGAACTTCATCAAGATACCCTGAAAAACTACCCGTCACAGTACCGTCTCCACCAATGTAGAATTTGTTATCGTTTGCGGTATTTGATGTTATTGAACCAGTGGTTTGACCAGTTAGAATACCATTTACCCATACTTGATAATAACTTGAACTCTTTTGACAAACAATATGATTCCATATAGAATGAGAAACAGCACTTGATGTAACCGTGATATAACTATTTCCAGAACGTTGGGTCAATTCTATCTTATGTTTGTAACCAAGATACAATGATGATGTTTCTGATGATTGATTGAATATTCTTATATCAAATGGCCAATTTGTTGCGAGTCCATTTATTGATGGATGTAAATTACTGTTCATTATAGATACCGTTTTTGTCTGAGTATCTTTTACAATCAAGTCTTTTGTTGTTCTCTTATCAAAAATAGAGTTGTATGGAAGTGCTAAGTTTGATTGAGTCTGTGGGAAGTTTATCCAAAAACTAAATGCAAAATCCGATTTGCCGCTAAAGTTGAAGTTGTCTGGATTTTCTACTTCATAATATCCACCGTCAATATATGCAGATACACCAGTTGATTGAGTAGTATCTGTTGTTGGTATTCCCGGTAAATACGTTATGTTTTTATTTCTGATTGACTTGACACTATTTACAAAAGGCGAACCATCCAATGTATAATCAGTTGGTTTGTTACGAAGATTGTACTCTCTATACTTTTCATTGAATCCAAGATAAAGATAAAGATTATCGTCACCAACCATTTTTGATTCATCAAATGCAAGGTCTTTTAAATTACCTATTCCATCATCTTTCATTGTAATTTGACGAGATGATGTTTGATTTACACTTGTAAATTTTACAGAGTTTCTTCGTAGTCCTTCACCAAAAACTCCTTGTGGTAATACCATCATAGAACTTGACTCAGCAAGGTATGTTATTCTTCCATAGTCAGTTATTACATTTGGTATTTTGTCTTTTGAATATTCTGTGTAAAAGTTGTGGTCTAGATAATACCACAACATTTTAGGGTCAACACTTTGAGTGGTAAAAACCCGATCATATAGTGACGATGAAAGATTTGCAACACCACCATAATATTTGTGGTTTTCAGGATAATATGCTCTGTAAACATTTATGTCATACAAACCATAATAGTTTTTTGGCTCATTTGAGTCGGATGATATTTCCCATAACTTATACACCTCAAATGGACGTACTGTATAGTCTCCTTTTTTGAGTTTCTTCCAAATCAAACTTACCGTATTTCCTTGCTGGAATGACATATTAGTTTAGTCTCACTACTACTTCAAATATACAAACTTTACCATCATTTTTCTGAATTGGATTTCTTAGTTTGCCTACTGCCAAAAGTTCTTTTTTTCTATTGTACAATCCAATAGTTGTTATGTAAGTGTGTGGGTCTTTTTTGAAATAATCGTATTTCAAAAATCCATCATTATCTTTTACATATGTATAATTAGTTGAATAGTTAAATTCATTGAAATCTGCACGGCAGAAGTATGTTTCTGTTAGATGGGTTTCAAATGAACGAGCAAAAAATGAACTACTTGGTCTATATGATGTAGGTACGGCTGCGCCACTAATAGAAAGGAATAAACGATTTGAATTTTGTCCGTCTATGGAACTGGTTGCCGTATTGAATGAACAAGATTGATCGAGCACAACACCATCAAGAATAATCAATCCCATCTTTGGAAAAACAATTCCCCAAGCGTCATCGCTTGATTCATTATAAACCCCGTCACGAAGTGAGCCAGATGTCACATAATAGTATTCTTGTATTCCTTCATTTGTAACAATCTCTTGTTTGGTATCTTTGCTCTCGTCTATAAGTGTAAATAACTTACTCGAACTCGGATGCATTACGGCACCACTTGATGACAATTCACAAAGGGCTATTTCAAAGTTGCCAGCATCAAGTTTTTCTTTATACGCGCCTCTATCTAATTGTATTGCGTAGAAATAATCACCATTTTTTCCATTTTTGAAAGGAAATTTACCTTCAGTATTTCCAAAACATTCCAACATATATTTACGATACATTGACTTTGCAGGATAAAGGTCAACTTCACCTTGAATATAACTTGATCCAGAGCCAGAAATATGACAATATGTTACATCAAACTGATGATACGAGTCTGTTGTATATTGATGTTCATTGAAAACAGAAAGGTAATAAGTTTTTTGCTTCGGTGTAAGGGACCCAGTATAGAATGTTGAAAGTTTTTCACCAGTACATCTAAACAATCCTTTTGTTTTGTAACGGAGAATTGGAAGATCGTAATCTGATACCTTTGATATTTTTTTGAAGGCATAGACATTATTCTCATCTGTCTCAAGGTCTTCTATTATTTCATCGATGAACTCATCAAAATCGGATTGTTCTTGATTTATTTCATTTTGAATAATTAGAGCTTCCGGTGTTGGTTGTTCAACTGGTTTTGGTAAAACAACTATATTACCTTCCGATGTTACAGAGTATCGATTCGGGTCTTCTTCTGGAAATCCCGCGTCATTTATTTGGCGTAGTCTATCAAATAGATAGTTACGAATTAAACTTAGAAATATCAACTCAATTTGCATTGGAGTTTTTGTACTAAAAATTCCCTGAGACTGTAATGCCATCTGATCCATCATTTGTATGATGAAATTAATTCTGTTCTCAGCTACCTTTAGATTTTTGTTTACGTCTTCTGTTGTATTTGCAATAAGTAATTCATTCTTTTGTTCGACGGGAACATCCGAATTTGCTATTTCAAGAGCGTTTTCAAATCGTAGTATAGCCAACCTCTCTATTTCAGCAGGATCAATTACAGGTGGTGTGAATACATTACCCGTAAATATCGGTGGTGGGGGTGGCATTACAGTCGATGGAACTACTGCGCTAAATGATGGTTTTATTTCACTCGGTGGAGTTGCAACAACAGGTGGTTCAAATATAGTTTCAACTTGTTGTATAGTCAAAAAATAATCAGTAAGAGTTTTTTGATATTGTTCACTTACAAGAAACACGTATTGTACATAAGTTATGTATTCAGGTCTGTTGTATATGTATACTGGATTATTTGGGTCCGATACATCGAAACTCCAATTCTCTTGAATTGGAAGAGAACTTGCATTTACATCCTTATATGGTGCCCTTTTTGTGTAACGATATAGAACATCTAAACCAGCTAAAAAATTTCTATCAACTTTGGTATAAGTTGCAAGATCATCAAGTGTTTGTGATGATAGTCTGCCGGTTTCATAGTAATATTCTACGTCTGGAAGTTGTCTTGTTAGTTTATCTATATCAACATTTTCTTTTGTGGTAAGAAATATAGACTGATTTCTACCTGAGTTTATCGTATTTGGTACGTTAATTACTTCAACTGTTTTTCCAACATTTATTGGCGTATTGAAATCCCCTTGCCACAAGGAACCTATAAATCCAACTTCCTTGATTTCATATTCTAAAGCCATATTACCAGTTCAGTCTAATTTTTATTAGAACATCATTATCAAATGTCTTGTTTATAGGTCTACTCAATTTAGCAACAGCAAGTAATTCATTGAAATCATTATACAAACCAATCGATGTTATGTATGTTTGTGGGTTCTTGTCAAAACAAGCGTGTAAAAATTCACCGTTACTTCCACTAACATATGTTGGGTTGTTACTGAAATTACCATATGGTGCTGCAACTCTTACAAAGTAATGATTTGTTGTCTTGTATTTTACATTTCTTGCCTTCATATAAGAACCGAGGACACCAGAACCACTAATTGATGTAAATAGTTTGAATGAGTTATCTCCAGCTATGTTACTACCACTAACTGTATTGAATCCAAGTTCAGTATTCAACTTATATGGGTCAAGGACGATGATACCAAGATTAGGATAAACTATTCCGTATGTATGACGTGGTGTGTTTGAGTAAACTCCACTATTTAGACTACCACTTACGATGTCATATGAAACATATGGGTCGTGAGTACATGAAATTGTATCAGACCTATCATCAGAATCGTCAATGAATGTCATCACTTTGTTTGATGATGAGACTGCAACATTACTTCCAGTGAATACACTATTCGCGTATGAACCACCACGAAGTTCTGCTAGAGCAAGTTCCCAATTACCAGGATCAATTCTATCGGACATTCCTGTTCTTGAGAAATTGATAACATAAACATCATTGGATGCAGTTGGAATTCCATTCGTGTAGAATGTGAATTGTGTTTCTGGCAAGTCAAGGGTTAGTAATCTATACTGACCGTATATTGCCCGTGTTGGTGTATCATTTAGTTCGCCTTCTGCCCAAAGAGAACCAGAACCTTGATTGTTACCGTAAGCAACAGCAAAGTATGGAGTTTTACCACAAGAATCACAATCAGTTACTTCGTAATAATGAGTCTTTGATGCAGTTGGTTGTGTTGAACTTGTATGATGACATTCAAGTGTTTGAGAACCACCGAAAAGACCTTTTGTTTTTGCACGAACTTTTGCAGAAATAACATCTTTACCCAAATCCAATGGGTGATATACCTTTATAGTTTCAGGTGAACAGTCTGCATCTTGTTTTCTGTAATATCTTACGAACGCACCTTTCAAATAAAGTTCTATTCTACCATCTTCATAGATGTGTGTTACATCTTTTTTGATAATGCCGTAACACTTATCGGAAGGATCGTCTTCTTCGTACTCATTTATTACTTCACGATACCCACAGTTTGGATCGATTTGTTCATTGGTGTACTCCGTATATCTACCGTTAGAAACAGGGTAGTTTTCAAGAGGTCCATCTGGAACATACGATATTATGTTGCCAGTAAAGTCCGGCGTTGCATAAACAGGATAACCATATTGGACTTCCCAAATTTGAACTTCATCATATAATCTTGCTATCGCCAATCTACATGGTTTGTTTGGATGTTTTTGTAATGTATCGTTTACACCCGTGTCCACGTATCTCTTTTCCGTTGTTCCCGTTGGTTTTCTTGTTCCAGGAATTTCCACTCTATTGTTTCTGTCAATATATGGGCCTTGAGTTGGAGTATTTGGACCACCGGTTTGAGGAACTGTTATACAGTCACCACGTTGACCACAATCAGACGTAAATCCAGAAATTATTTGACCAGATGGGGATGATGTCTCATTATAAATCAACTTGTTTTGAAAAAGTTGACGTGTTTGACCATTTACTTGAATTGAACTTGTAAATTTGAATGCAAAATAATCATCAAAATTTTCAAATACAGGAGAAGATGTTGTAGAAGTTGGTGAAACTAACTGTGAGGTTAGACAACTATCTGTCCATCTCTTATTATACCAACCAAGATTTTCTTTACTCGATATTGTTACAGTATTTCCGCCGGCATCTAATTTTTCAAGTATGAGTGTTGAACTAGGGCCAAGATTTGACATATCATAATACTGTTCAACCACTGGTCTCTTTCCACCATCAGGACAATTTTCATAGAACTTTGAAGACTTTGATCTACCAAGTTCAACCCAACCAAGTTTTGTTTCACCATTTGCACAACACTTGTAGATTTCTGCAATAAGAATACATTGTTTATTTAGATTTACAAATTCTGGACCAGAGTATTCTGGGAATGATTTTGTTGGTAGCTCTTTGATTGCTCCAATACGATATGTTGCATTTGCACATGGGTCTGGTGTACCACCCCCACCAACAGTTGTTGGAGGTAAAACGGGAGTCCCAGGGGTTCCAATAAAGCCACCACCTCCTGTTGTTCCGCCAACAAGGCCAGGTGTTCCTGGTTGAACAGGACTTGTACTTACAGTTCCACCACCAGCAGTTATGGTTGGATTTGTAAATCCACCCTGTTGAGTTGTTGATGGTATTGTTACAGTTGGACCAACAGGAGTTCCACCACCCGTTTGACCAGGGGTTGTACCAGTACCACCGATACCAAATGTTCTAACAACACCAGTTCCAACATTATATTGAGTTGGGTCTATGAAAGAAATATTAGGAGCAGTTATTTGATTCTGAAGAAAATACTCTTCAGGTGTTTGTCCATATATGCGCAAAAAATCTTGTGCAATGGAAGTTCTTACTGGACCTTCTGGTAAAGAAAGGTATTGTTGACCTAACACTAATTTGGTGGTATCTGATGCCATATTCTATCTTAATAATCTAGTTTAACTTTTATGACTAGCTCTCTGTCAAAAGACTTCTTTACAGGTTTGCTTAGTTTAGCGACCGCTAATAATTCTTGACTATCATCATACAATCCAATAGTAGTCACATAAACTTGTGGGTCTTTTACCATTGAATCATATTTCAAAATTCCTGTACTTCCACTTACAAATGAATTATTTGATGTATAATTATATTCTCCATTGAACATTCTAACAAAGTAATATGTTGATGCAATTACTTCACTTGTTCTTCCTTGAAAAGAACGAGATACATTAGATGACATTGCTCCACTAATTGAAGTAAACAATTTCAAAGCGTTATCATATCCACTTGCAGTTGCTGGAACTCTTTGTGTTGCGAAAGATGCCGAGGCATCAAGTGCTTGACCATTCAACACAATAACACCTCTATCTGGGTAGAAAAGTCCCCACGGTGTTGTATCTGATGTATAAATTCCATTTGCAATAGAACCGCTTCTCACATTATAAACTCTACCCCCTAATTGAGCAAGTTCAGTTGTAGTAGTCGTTGAATCATCAATAAGAGTGATATAATTATCACCAGAGCCAGATAGAGTTAGTTGCCACGATTTTGTATCCATTCTATCTTTGAATCTTGCTCTGTTTACATTTATAACGTAAATATACTCAGAAGTTTCTCCACTACCAAAGGTAAATAGATTATCACCAGAGTTCAATAACATCTGCCTATATTGAGAATAGACTGCCTTTGTTGGATAGTCATAAAGATTCTGATTTGCAGAACCGGTTGATGAACCACTACCAACCGAATCCCCATAAGCAATACTGAATTGAGATTCAGCCCCTTGCATGTTTGATTGACTATTGAAAATTTCGTAATAGTATCTTTGTTGATTGGTTGATTGTGCCGAGCTTGTATAAATTGCAGTTAGGGCCGCTTGAGACTTAGACCACAAAGGAGCAGATACAACCTCTTTCTGATTTGGGGAAACATCTACATCATCCACAAATGGAGTAAATGTTTTTCCATTTCTCAAACTTTTTCGTAGTAAAATCTCTTCTTGTGTCATGTTCTTAATACTCAAGTTTTACAGTAATTGATAACTCACTATTGAATGACTTTTGAAGTGGTTGACTTAGTTTTGCAACTGCCAACAAATCACCACCAGGTCTGTCATAAAGACCGATAGAAGTAATATATGTAACAGGTTCGTTTGTAAATGATGTATTGTTTACAAATCCCGTTCCACTTCCAGTTACATATGTTGGATTGGTAGAGTAATTGAACTCATTGTTTCCTATTCTAACAAAATAAAAATCTTGTTGTTTTACATCAACAGCTCTTGCAATAAATCCGTATCCCTTTGTAGCAGAACCACTAATTGCGGTAAATAACTTAAAAGAATTATCACCATTGATATTGCTGCCACTTACACTATTAAACGATGCAGAAACATTCAGTTTTTCACCAGATATGATGATTGTTCCTAAATCTGCGTAAACAAGTCCATAGTAATGTGGATTTGATGGATTATAAATACCACCTTCTAAAGAACCACTAACAAGATTTCTAACAGGTGATGGTATTCCATTATAACCTAAGCTATCACTTTGATCAACAGAATCGTCAATTAAACGTATAATTGTAGGATTTGAACCAGAAATCTGAACATTACTACCTGTATGTAAAGAATTAACTTTACCACTACCACTCAATTCTGCAATACACAATTCAAAATTACCTGGGTCTAATTTATCACCGACTTTACTTCTATTGAAATTTATAGCATAAAAATCATATAGTTTTGTTGAAGTTGAATCATTCAATGTAAATAAAGTTGAATTTGGATCCAAACAAATCAATCTGTATTGTGAATATATTGCTCTCGTTGGTGTATCTCCGGCTTCTCCTCCCTGTGAAAGAGAACCAGAACCTGCATAATGACCATAAGCAACAGAAAATATCTGTGCGTCTTCACAGTCTAATGAGGCAGAACTCCATACTTCATAATAGTATTGACGAGATGATGTTCCTTGTAAAGAACTTGTAAAAAATGTAAGCAACTCACCCGTTCCAGATGTCCAAAGACCTCTCGTCTGTATAACTTTTTCCGGTTCTGTTCTTGGAAGACCATCTGAACCGATAGGTCTTGCAACTGGTCTAAAAATTCTTGATTCTGGCATAATTTATTCCTATCTATTACGCGTTTGTTGGTCTTGGATTTATTGTTATTGGAACCACGATTCTACCACCAGTCTCATTTGCAGTTACAATAACCTTTGTTGATTTTGCATTAGCAATGTTTGATGCGGCCGCAGATGGGGAAACCTTAAATTCCATACCGATAACAGACACAGAGTTTGCTGTTTCTGAATCTCCCATCATTGACATAGGTGAGTTATTCACTTGTGATGCCATCTTTGTTGATTCGATTGTAACATAAGTGCTATCAAGAAGTGTTGCGGTATAACCAAGTGTTGTATTCAAGCCAGTTGGATTTATACCCGTTCCATTGAACTTTGTTTCAGGAACGATATTTGCAGTCGTTGGTGACGTTCCGGCGGTAAGTTGGATTGAAGATTGTCCTACAAGTGAAATATAAGGAATTGCATTTGTTCCTTTTGGAAGTGTAATCAACTTATACTTCATTGATTGTGTTTCGTCTGGGACTGCCTCTGTTATAGGCATACTCTCAATTACCACACCGTAGTAGTCAGAACCGAGAGGATGTGCTGGATTCCAAAGATCATAATCCACTTCGTCGTCTGCAAGAGCAAACTGTGTAATCTTGAATTGACTTCTTCCTTTTGCGAGAAGTTCACGACCCTTCTTTGTCAAGATGGCGTCTACGGTAATTGAGGTATTGTCTAGATAACCCATTTTAGTTACTCCTTGTTGAATGTATTGTTACTAATATAAATATGTATAATCTTTATTTTCTTTTAGATTCCACTTGTTGTGAAATTTTGATTTGTATTTATTTGATTTGAATCAACAATAAATACTTCCACCACTGGTTTTCCATCTGGTGTATTTCTGGTATCAATGTTTATGTCTGGTCCTGTCAATTTACAACCCTCAAATCTATGGTTTCTTATTGAATTAGTTAGGTTATTTGGATTTTCATAACTTGCGCTTACAAATTGATATGATGAGTAATTTCTCTCCGCCATATCCGCGCTACTTGTATAGTAAAACTTGTAGGCACTATAATAACTATCAGTTCTATAAGATTGATATGTTGTAAATAATGCAGAAGACTTACCACCGTCATTTGCAACAGTTGTCCATCCTAAACCATATCCAGTATTAGGAGTTCCTTCGGAATACTGAATGTTTTGACGTTCAAATGTATTTGAGAACGCAGTATCTAATGTTCCATAAACACTTGTCAAACCAGTACCCACACCAGACGCAATAGATGCAAAAACTTTTCCAAACTGTGAGTGTTGTATTGATGTGTAATACTTTGTGTATTTTGATTCAAAAGAACCAGTATCAATCAAAATTATTGCATTGTATGGTTTGTAATAATTTCTAACAAAATTACCAAAATGTCCATGAGAACTTGATATATTCATTTGATATTTCTTCGCATAACCAATACCAACAATCTTTGTATCGTAGTCACCACCAACATTTATATCTTGTGTAGCTTCTATCTCAAGTGGAATATCCGTTTCACCTTCGACTTCTTGATAGGAACTTTCATTTTCAAATCCTATCAAGATTGTTGCCTTTTTGGAAGAAATAGAAACAGTTGGAAGTGCAGATGAAGAAATTTCATTTGTTCTTCTTACTGATTTTTCTGGAGATTCTCCGCTAAAGTTTCTTAAAACTTTTACCTTTGACCGTTCCAATATATTTGGTTCTATTACTAAACCAAGAATTTCATTTACACGAGCTGGAAGTGTTTGGCGAATTTGATCAAATACACTAAAATCATATTCCGCGAGTAAATTTATGTATGCAGTAAAATCGTTTTTGTTCGGATATTTCTGCCAATATTCTCTAGCAAACCATTTCAGACGAGGATATTCATCTTTGTTTATATTGGAATACTCACCAAAATAATCGTCAATCGTTGTATAACCTATTGCCTCATAAATGTCTTCATTTATAATACTTTGTGGTGAGAAAGCAACCATCAATTTATTAGAATCAACTGAGAATTTATCAAATTGAGAAACTTCTGATGAAAGTAATGGGTCGAGTCCTCCTATAAGTGAACCAGAATCAATACGAACTTTTTCTGAGAATGGAGTATTGTTACCAACTGTAGCAACTTCCATGTTGTATGTTTCTCTAATCGATTCAAACGACTCAGAAGTAAAGTTGTAAAAGGTTGCATGTTTTGAAGAACTGTAAAATGTTGATTTTGTTTGATTAGGATGCGAACTCATCAAACTAGATGTATCGGCAACATCAAATTTTTGCCAGAATTTCCATTGACCCTGTAAATCATAGAATGATGAAGTCGCTGTATTTCCGTTGTACGATCTCGGTGCAAGTACATGGTTATTGAACGATGATTCATTCAATTGATTTGACCAATATCTAAGTTCAAAAACTGATCCAGATAGTATATTTGTTGTTTGTGAATTTGAACCAGAACCTATGTAAAGTGTTCCATCAGATGACCAAGCCCTATTATAACTTCCACTTGAACTTCCACTCACAACTATGCTACCAGAACGTTCAATTACAAGTTTTCCATACTTTGCAGTCTTTACAAAGAAACGATAAATTTGATTTGAAGATGTTGCATCGTTACTATATTCACGACTTATCATCAAATTCAATGGCACATCATCATAAAAATAATCATCGTAAATAGAGGCCGATGTGTATGTGCTCCCGTTACCCAACCAAAATGTAATAGTTCCTTTACCTTCATCTGTTCCGGCATTTTTATCCATCGTAACAAACCAATCAACACGACTGCCACTCTGTTTTTGTAAAAGTGTTTGTTTCAGATTTGATGTGTATTTGTAAGAAGATTCAGGTTCCATTTTCCAACGGAATGTAACGGTATCTGGGTATTGCCATGAACCGGTTGCATTATTCACTCGTTCCCACGGAACATATATGTATCTGTTTGTGGTTGGAAGTGGTAAACTTCCAAAGAAGTTGAAATAGTAAGTTTGTTTTTCCCATTCATTTCTTGGGATAATTCCTAAATCGGCATTATCAGGTCCACCATATTCACGAATTGTCAAAAGTGTTTGTGGTATACCATATGCGGCAAGAAGTGCCTTTATGCCACGAGAAGTTCCTTTTGTCTTATAGATGTAAGGAAGATTGTTGAAAATTCTTCTCCAAACTTCCTTTGTTCTTTCTTCATATGTTTTTGCAAGATATTTGTTCGTAGTTGTTTTGCCAGTCCATATTGGTTCACCACTTCCACTTAATCCAAGTGCATACTCCCATAAATCTTTTGCCTGTGATCCATGAGATAGTGTCCATCCAAAATTTTTTGTTGCATCAAAAATAAGGTCTTGAGATAATCCTTCTTTCGGATGTTGTTCTCTTAGATTTTTTTTCAATATATGATCCGTGTAAAGGTACATTATATCGAAGTGTTGACCCAACATATTTACAAAGGTAACTGCCTGATCATTGTCAGAATCTTCACGAATGTGGTCGGGTAAAGCCCTAGCAAGAGCATAGTAATTTTTTGAGTCGTGGTCATCTGCTAAACTGAGTAGATTATCTGACCAATCTTCTACATAAGACGAACTATACGAATAGAAATTAAACTTACCTTCTCTCGTTCCAATATCATAATAACTTGAAGTTACATTTAATTCATATTTTGGATATGGTGATATTGACGCACTTAACTGATATGTGTAATTATAACTACCAGTTGAATTGTAATATAGATACTTTTCAAAACCATCAAAACCAGATATTACCTTATCTTTCAATAGTTGTATCTTTACCTTATTCGTTTCAACAGAACCAGTTATTGTAGATATTCTTGATATTTCAGATTTATAGAACTCTATAAGTTCCATTTTGTAGAGAAAGTTTTCTACCCTTGATCTTGCGTTTGAGTAGTAAATAAAATTTTTAAACTCAGTATAATCAACATTCAAAGTAACAGGTAGATTGGAACCAGATATGTATCTGTTCATAAGCTGTTCTGATGTATGAACATTTTCACCGAGTATTTCTGTCCAAGATTTATATTCACTATCGGATGTTATCCAATAATCGTAATCTACTTCAAAATTTGGTCCTTGTATGAATGGTACTTCCGATTCAAACTGTTCTGGTACTAAGTTTACCGTATCAATGTACGGTTTCATTGTTCTTATTGATACCCAACAGGTAAAGAATATATCTAAATCGGGACTCAGAGGCTCATATAATTTCACATAAAATGAAAATGGGTCGCCATCTGATGTTACATTTATTACATCTACTAATTTATTCTCGCCGAAGTTAAGAACGATTGGTGGTAAAAATGTCTTTGGTTTTACATTCTCTAATACAAATCTTGCTAATTCCAATCTACCAGTCGTTGATTCTGGTGTTACAAGTGAGAGTTTTATCTCCGTTCTATCATCAGAAATATCAGATATAAATAATTTTTCTTTTGAATCGTATGAACCAATTATATCTTTTAGAAAATTATAAACGACCTTGTATTCTGTTGGTGGTACGTTCAAATTTTCCAAATCTTTATGAATTTGTAATTTTATAGTTGGTATTTCGGTAGAAGAATCAACAGAGTATGTGTCAATGCCATAACCAGATTTTATGTACCCAAGATTTTTCAGAAATGTATGAATTTCAACATTTGCCGAAGGTTTATTAGTTATAGGGTCAATGTAGGTTGGGTCGAAATCTGGAACAATCGATCTTTTTTCAAGTAAAGAAAGGTCTTGTAACGGGATTGTTACTCCTCTTTTTGGAAGATTATCCGAGATTATTTCATCTATATTTTTATATTCAAAATTTGCCATTTTTTATCCTATCTTTAACCAAGAACCACCCTTATCAACAACATTACTTATTTCCGATAAAATTCTTAATACTCGTAGTATCAATTGAATATCACTTGTGTTCTTTATTAATGATTGACCTTTTGACTTTGTTGATTGATCATCTGTGAAAGTATAAGTAGATTCCATTTCAAGTATAGATTTTCTTATTATTGGCCTTCCATTTCCCAAACTACCACCAATATCCCTAGACCATTCATCATACACGGTATTGATTATGTCTTTTATTTCACTTATACCACCATCGGAAGACAACAATTTCTTTGATTCCGTCAATACTGTGGTAGCTTTTGTTTTATCAGTAATACCATTTATCAAATCTTTAAATTGGGATTTATATGTATCATTCCATTTTAGAATTTGATTTATTTCCTGTCCAGGTCCAAATGAATTTGCAGATGCCGGTGGAGTAAACACATAATCTAATTTTGGAGGTGGAGATTTAACATCTATGTTTTTCAATATAGTTTCCATAGAAGAATATCTACCATTTGGTATTGCATATATTTTATCCCACTCGGTAAATATCTGTTTGATAATATCCGATGCGGGATTTCCTGGTGCAGGTGCTGGTTCTTTTGGCTTCAATGAATCTGCAATTCCACCAACGGCCTTTTCAAAAGCAGCAAGTTGTTTTGCAGAAGCTTCTTCGGATTTTTTGGCCTGTGCTTCGATCTTTGTTGAAAGTGCATCGAATGCATCTGCCGTATTTGAAAGTTGTTTAGATACATTACTCTCAAGGTCTGAAAGTGTTGAGTCGATTACTTCGCTAAGTGAAGATATAGTTTCGTCTTTTATCTGATTTTCGTCAACAATAAGATTTCTTTGATCTGTGAGCTCGTCTATTATTCTATTCAAATCGTCTATATTTTCTTGTTTTATATCGACTGTTTCATTAAGATTATTTATCTGACCTGATAATGTTTCGACTTTTGCCTGTAATGCAGGTATCGTATTTCCGTTTTCAACTATTAGTTTTTTTAAATTTTCAGTTAGAGTTTTTTCATCGGTTGATATTCCACCATTACCCGTTTCTGTATTTAGTAATGTTTCAAATTCAGCAGCTTTTTTCAAAACATTTTTCTCCGCAACAACCGCATCGGGTAAACTTTTAAACTCATTATTTACAACATAATTGAAAGATAAAATAGTAAAACGTTCATCTAACAAATCTACTTTTATGGAACCCTTATTTCGCAAATAATTATCAAAAGAAACTATTCTACCATACTCATCTCTTGTTGCAATTGGTTCTGTATCAATATCTTTTTTAGTTTTCTTGGTCAATTCATCCATCATTTGCTTCAATTGTTCAGATGGAAGAATACCCGTTTCACTACCAGTTAATATTTTTCGAACAATAAAACTAAAAAATGGATCTAATGGTTGTGATTTTATACTGTTTAAAATATTTACATCATTTTGAACTTTCCCTGAATCTATGATTGCTTGAATTTTTCTTTCTTCGGTTATGTACTTCTTTACATAATCATAATCAGTAGATGATTTGAAATTTTTCAATTGTTCTAAAAGTTGATCTTTTTGTGGAAAGGTAGTTCCTTTCGAAACATTAGATTTACGATAGGCCAATTTTATACCGTTTCTTTGGAAGAAACCATAGAAATCATCATTCGTATTGAATTCCAAATTTGGAAATTCAGAAACAAGTGATTCCGCCTGTGTGGATTCTATACCCTGTTCAAATAAAAATTGCTCTATACGCATTAACGTTGAACCTTGAAATAATATTGATTGTCAAATATTTGATTACTATCACCACCATCTGTTTCTGTCTTTATGAGAATACGATAATATCTTTCAGGTTGAAAAGAATTCATCCACAAATTGAAATAATTACCTTGAGAATCACAACTAATTTTTGTTCCAAGATTATCAAATGGGATAATTATTTCATCTGTATGGGCATCACGTATTTCATAGTAAGATGAAGTCGGTAAGTAGTAATTTTGTGTATAGTAAGATTGTGTAGTGTATAATTTTTGTGGGTATCTTGAATTTACATGAATTCTTATTTTTGCTTTTTCGTTTTCTGAGTAGTATTTTTTCAACTTTACGTTTAGTACGGAGTCTTCTAACTGAATTGCAGATATACTCCCAGTTACAAATGAAGAATCATCCCAAACAATGTGGAGTTTTGGTGAATATATTGTATTACTATCAACAGAGAAGAATTTTAAACTAGTTAGTGTTTGATTTGAATCTTCTATGTTTGCACCAAATTTTAGAATAAACCCTTCGTTATCAAATCTACCAGAACCAGTTATCCATTTTTTCACAATTGGTGTTACATCCATGTATATGTCTGATGATTCATATGAGAATGATTGAGTACACTCAGCACCTTCCCATGTCCACCATGTTCCGCCACCGACCGTTGAAAAATAAGAACCAGTTACAGATGCAAATAAAGCTCCAAAAATCAGATTTGCGTCAACCCATGTTTCCGATATTTCGTCCCATTCATAATTTATACCACCAGTTACTTCTGTTACTCCCCATAAAGTACCAACCGATTTTGAAGTTCTATACTTCCAAGAAACACCATCTGTGGTTGATGGTGTGTTGAAGTATTTACCAGTTCCATTTACCCAAGAACCGCTTATAGGATAAGCATATATCGTATATTCTTGTGGAATCTCTCTAGCTTCAGAAGTTCTAAGTTCCAAATAATACTTTGCGTTTGAACTTATTTTACCAGCGTTTACACCAGATTCTATCTCAGATACATCAAATTTCATCAAAATACGGCTATTGTATTTAGATGATGAACCGACTAATTGATGAGATAATTCAAGAATCTGGTCCGTTCCAGTATTCATTGAATCTGTTTTTTCATAAATCGTTGCATCGTATTTTGGATATATGGTGTATATCATCTAAATGCCCTCACTCTACCAATGATGTCATTATCAGGGTATTTTATTTCAAAAATAGATGGATCAAGTGATGGAAATATAATACCATCTTTCGTTGCCTTATCAATATTATATGCATATCTTGAATATCCAAGAGTTGTATCATAGAAATTTACAATCTTTACATTAGATACTGTTTGAACCCCATCAACTCTATCAAGTTCAGTATAGATATTACTTATTATAATTGGTTGATTTATTTGCCAACGTTTTATATCAAAGTATCTTTTTAGTTTATCAATACATCGTAGGATTACTTGATTTCCATTTTGATCAGGTAGTGTTATTATATCAAATTCCAAACCAATATTTATAATATACGCGTCCTTTATATTGATCGCGTCTGTCAACATTCTATGCTGGCCAAGATATGTCTTCAAGTTTTCTTTTGTTGCGGTGTTTATTGTGGTCAACTTATTGTTACCATCATATCCTAATACATAAAAATTGAGTGCCAAATCATTTCCAACTCTATCACTATTGAATATAGAATCTTCAGTTAGTTGAGTATCTTTAGTAATATATGCCTTTGCAATAGAACCATACTTTTGTGGAAGACTATATGCCCGTATGATGTAATCTTCTTTTGTTACCGCACGATTTTGTGAAGCAAATGATGCTAAAGCATTTTGACGAATTTCATCTATTGTTTCTCCGTCTTTACCACCCGTTGATGGTTCAGAATTTGTTACTGCCAAACTACCGACCACTTGATTGTATAATGTTATATCCAATCCAGATTCATCTAAAACTATCGTCTTGCTGATTATTCTCGTTAGAGTTTCTGATGCAACGTTATCTTTTATCCCACCACCCTGTGTGTAGTAAATGGTAAGTGTTGTATTGTTTGGAGCAAGACCGTATGTTTTTGTGTAAAGAAAATTTGATGGGTCGATATTTGGAGAAGTGGACGATTCTATACCAGTAATAGAAGAACCTATCAAATCTGGATTTGGTATTAGTTCTTCATCATCTAAATCAGATACACCAGCGCCAAAACTAATTTCATACTGACTATTGAAATTATTACCAAACGCACGAGAAGTGAATCGTCTCGATACTCTATTCAATTTTAAGAGATAAGGTGTTTCTGTTCTATATGAACTTAACGATTTATCATTTCTAGGTATGTTTGCAACCGCTTCAAATAATGTATCTTGTGCAAGATATGGAACATGGTACCATTTGTTTCCATCCGAATCAATTCCATAAAGAATTTCAATTATTTTATCATCTGTTAATGTTATTTTGTCATATGGTTTTGGTGAACCAAATGTATAGTTTGAAGTTTTTACAACACCAGACACGGCTTTTACAGATTTCTTTAAAAGATAGAAACTCGGTTCATTTGAAATATCATCCACTTCAAAAACAGTAACTTCAGTTGGATCGAATGAACTACTGAATCTAAAATCCAAGTAATCAAGTGTTCTGAATTGTATAGAGTTATCTGATTCTGCGGCAACCTGCATACCAGGTTCTATAGCAAAGGCGTAATTCCAATCGGGTCTGTTATTCAAACCACTTCCAATTGCCGGTAATATTTGAAATACATCAAGTGTTACATTCGCAGCAACTGATGTTTTTGGTCTATATCCAAAAGATTGGGCAAGATTTATTATATTCTGTGTTTCTGACGCTTGTAGAATCATAGATTCTTGCAAAGCAACATCAGTATAGTATGATAAAACATCACCCACATATGCAGACATTTCCATGAATAACATACCAGGTGATGATTCGTTGAAATCTTGGTATGAATTTGGAAAATAGTTTTTTGCAAAATCAATCAGATTTTGTCTTAGTGTTCCGAAATCTCTTGCCAGATAACGTATATCTTTTTTTACTAAATCAGCCATTAGTTCTGTGCCTCTTCAATTACACGAATAGTTGCGGTCTCTGAAATAAATATCCTGATTGGTAAATATATGTTCGTTCCGGAGATTAGAACTCGTAAGAATATACCGATAGCGTGTGATGGGTCATCAATTCTGCCGTCTTCAGTCATATTTAAATTTACAGTAAGTTCTGTTATTAGTAGATATGGCAACCATCTTGATATTGCGCCTTCTATCTCACCACGTAGTCTTGTAGAAAATTCTTCCTCATCCGTAATATTTTCAAATAATACCGCTCGTATATCTGTTCCAAATTCAGGCTCAAAGTACCTTTCTCCCTTTGCAGTAAGTAAAAGATTCTTCAAATTACTCAAAACTTGTTCTCTATTAGTTATACTAGTAAAGAAGATTCCATTTGGATTATTAAAAGGTAAAGTTACCCCAATAGGTTTTATAGCACCAGGTCTTCTAATATCTCTGAATTGAGAACTGTTTTGATCGATGGGATTTAGAATTAGTGATTTTCTACGAAATGCCATCGTTATGCTCCTTTTTTCTCATTGAGTCTTGCCATCAATGCAGAATAATCTCTTGTTAGTGCCTTAGATACTTCAGGTGTAAGTTCTTCTTCATTATATCCACTTGGTACCATATTTCGAACAGGACCACCACCTATTGAATCAGTCGTAAACCTGATTTCCGGATAGTCATCTTCTGACATGGCGGCTTCCATTGACATTCTCGTTTCATTGAGAATGTCTTGAATACTATTCAGTCCACTTTTTGAATTTCTAATCTGTTTAGATTCTTTTTGTGGTTGTTTTTGTGGTTGTTTTTTTACAGAAGATAATTCTTTCATCAAACTCATACCATGTTGTAATGTTTTTTTATCGTCGTTTTTCTTCGATTCGTTTAGTTTTTTGTCAAGAGCATATTCGATTTCCTCTCGAATAATTGATCTTATTTGTTTGAGTAATTTATCTAAACTCATTTTACACCTCCATTATTTCACGTAATACATTATTATAGGCAAATGATATTATACTTTTTTCCTTTTTATTTAGAATATCCACATAATTCTGATATAGTTCTGTTTTTTTTACGGTAAATCCTATCCCATTAGTATAGGGAATAGAGTCACCTCGTCTTACAAAGTAAATTAGTTGAGAGAAAGTTGCATCAGTATTGTCTCCCATAAAATCATAAAGAGTTGCATATTTTTTGAATCCCATGGCATTACCATCACGTACTGATTCTGTGAAGCCGGAATTTCCAAAAATTACAAATAACCTACCATCTTTCCCGAAGTGTAATACCAATTCGGTGTGGCCAGATGTGTCAATTTTATTAGTCGTTTTATTTTTTGATTTTTTACGCCTGACAATGTATGCACCCGGCCATTTTTTTATCAATTCCCATAATTCAAGTCCCTCTGATGTTAGACCCTTTTTGTCAAAATGTTCTCCTAACTTAAATTTTACAATATTACCATTTGGATTATATTTTTGTTCAGGTGTGTTCTCAATTTGAGATTTTTCCTTTTCCAATACTTTAAGTTCTTCTTCGTATTGTTTTTTTGTAGTTTCCTTATTAGATATGTTTCTGTTGATACCATCAATTTTTATGGTTAAAGTTTTTTCTCGTTTCAATTCTGAAGAACTTTTTCCGGTTGTGTTGGCTAGAATATTATCTAATTCTTTTTCTTTTGGAGCTTTTTCTGAATTTAGTTTAATAATTTCAGATTCCAATGATTTTATTTGAGTTTTTTTAGACTCTATATCTTTGTTTTTTGACTTTATGATTTGTTCTTTTTGTGATTTAGTACCACCATCTGGGTTTACAGCGGCGCCTTCTTCGTTGAAATATTTATCAACAGATGATGTTCCAACTATTGGTTTATCGTTTGAATCTGATTTGTATTCTCCATTTTTGTATAACAGAAAATCAACAGTAAATCCACACCAAAATGGCGTATGTGCCCAGTTGGCATCTATTTTTGTTGAATCTTTTCCATATTCTTTGTTACCAATTCCACCCTCGTTCTTACGTTCAACTCCATCTGCATTTGTTATGATTAGATGAGTTTCAGAACCTTCCGAAAATGTGTATGGAATGTTTTTATTGAAAAGACCAACATCCCGTGGGTTACATAACAATGCAACATCAATTGGTGAATTTATTTTCGATGCATATCCTTTGAAAAATGCATTTTTATTGGTTCCAAAAGAAAATAAACTTTTATATTTTGCGTTATTAGTATCCGTCTTTATTCCTTTTATAATAGGAACGGGTTGTGGATCAGTTTTTGGATATGTTTTCTCGCGTTCTCCTCGATACCAAATACCAGGACCGTCTCCACTCACGCGTCCTTCTTCGCCTCTTCTCCACGTATCAAAAGTTTTTTCAACACCGATATGATTTATTGGTTCTGGTTTTTTATCTTCTGGGACTGGTTTTGATCGTTCTTCGGTTGCAGTAGCTCTACCTTCTGATAGTTCTGGATTTCCACCGGCTGGTGAAGTTGATGATTTTAGCTTTGCATTATATCTCTCAATCGCATCTGATTCCTCACCTTTTCTTTGTGCATCAGTAGATTGTGTAATCTGTTCAATTTCTTTATTGGCAACCTCTGTGTTTATTCCAGTAGTCGGTGGCTTTGGTTGTTCATTGGATTCAGATTCTGACTTTTGTGTTTGTATTGTCTTTATTTCATTTGAACTTTGATAATCACCTACAGTTGGATCGTCATCTTTCAAGGATACCAACGATAATACTTTACGACGACCAGTCGAATTTTGAGGAATTACGGGATCGTCATCTTTTATACTTTCGATTGAAAGGTATTTAGAACCACCAGTTTTTGTTTTAGTATTTTGTGAAGATGTTGTTACAGGTGTACTTGTACTTGAAGTAGTCGTAGATGTTGTACTTGGAGTGGTTGTTGGTGCACTTGTAACTTGAGTAGTTGATGTTGGAGTTATTTGGTTTTCAGGTGTTCTAGACGTAGGTGTTGTTGTAAGTGTTGAAGGAGTTGTACTTTGAGTAGAATTACTCTCACCATATAATTCGTCCCACCCTTCCGGTTTAGGAAAAATTGAATTAAATTCACCTTTTACTCCATCTGGTGCATCTATTGATGGAATTACTATAACAGGTATAGAATTTACAGGTAACTTTTTATCTAAATCTAACTCATAATTTATATCTTCTATATGTCTATAAAAATTTTTATTTTCATATAACTGTCTAATTGGGTATGAAAAAATAGATAATGCCTTACTTAAATCTTTATATGATACTACACTAATTCGTTCAGTATACGGACTTACAGTATCAACAGAGGATGCTTCTGTTTCACCAATATTTCTGAGGTATAATACTTCTGATACTGAAATAGTTATCGGTACGCCACCATTATTGTCACTACGTGATGAATTTAAATTACAGTAACCATAGAGAGACAAATAAGCAAAAATTTCATCTTTTGTTGAAAATTTTGATTCAAAATCAGATCTTAGTTTTGAACCTTGTTTCACAGGTGGCAGATTTACAAAATTCCAAAGTTCTTCATCGGATTTATAAAGGTCATTTATAGTATAAATTGAAGATATTACAGAAACGTTGTTTTTGATTTCTGCAAATTTTCTTACCTCTTGAGATATTTGTGAGCCAAAAATAGCATAAAGTTTCAACAGTTTTTCTTTTCTGTCTTGCTGGTATTTTTGTACTAATTCTTCTCTTGTTGCCATGTTTTATCTCATATCATTGGATATTTTTAAAAACCTACCGTATCAGGACCGTCGCCAGATTGTTTCGATTGTAATTTGACAACAAAATTGTTTTTCTTTAGTTCGGAGAACTTATTTTTATCAGATTGATTCGGACCACCAGAAAACTCATTTACAAATGCAAACTTACTGGCTATTTTTGGTAAAAAATTTATCAATCTATTTATTGAATTAGCGTATTTAACGTAGTCGCCACTATTCAATGGTGTCCCAGATGGACCAACTCCGGTCGGATGCGTCATTCTAATTATAGATTCATTCATATCAACCAAAACGTCCATCAAAGATTTTAATAGTTCAATCAATCTATCACCCAATATGATTGGTGATGTTGCATTGAATCCAAGAGAAATTCTACCACCTTCGAGTTCAATTATGTTTTTGGCATTTAGTGCAAGTGTTTTCTCCGTAGCAAATCCAATACCTTCTTTTGCAAAACCAACAATCTCTTGTTTATTTGAATTCAAAACAATTCTGTCAGACGCAAGTATAATCTGATTTCCACCAAATAGATTTTTCCTAAATAGTCCTATTTCTTTATCGAATATTGAAGGTGTATATGAAGATGCTGGCGTAAATTTTATAGATTGACCCGAACTCAACCAAATCGATGCATCATCTTGGTCTGGGCTTTCAATATGAAATTGATTGTATGTCTTTTCATTTTTCTTTGGATTTGTTCCATTTGAAATTATCGTAATAGGATTACCAGTTGCACCAGTGCCTATACCCCACGTTGGAGAAATTTGATATTTTCTTCTCGTATCTACCGTGGAACCGAGTCTTATTGATTGACCCCATCTCCCTTCTATGATTATATCACCAGAGAAAGGTTGAATGGGAAATACATCATTTCTTTCTGGAAATGTTGGGTCGATTTGTTCTTTTACGTCAGTTCTATCTGTTAGTTTATTCGTTATACCGAGTGAGGCATCTGATGCTTTTTGATTATTATCTCTATCATCTAATCTAATTGCATTTGCACCAGGAAGTCCATTATGATGTACAGATGAACGAATCGAAATAGGAGTTGTGTAGTAGTATTCTCTACCATATCCAGCCCCCGAATGATATGGCGTTGGTGCTTTACAAACAAAAACAACCTCACCTTTTATTGGTATTTGTTTTATATTTGCATTCAAAGACCTTGCTTGTATAAGGTCTGTTGGTGACATAGCAGAGTTTGAATTTAGAAATTTACACTGAATAGTGTAAAGTCTACTTGGATTTTTTGCCTCGTAATCTACGGATACGACTTCTGCCGGAGCCCATTCATACTCTTGTGCATTAAGTATTATCTTCTGAAAGTCCATTTGTTGCATTCGCCTCGTTTGATTCACCGATGTTTTTGATCTCTTTTAGAAGAGCATCCTTTTCTTCATCTGTCAAGAACGAACTTCCTTCTTCAGTCGTCTTTGAAACCATACGTTGAATAACAGCAGCAAGCTTTACAAGATGTTCATCATTCTTGACCGATACTTCCATATAATCTTTGATAACAGGAACAAGTAAAGCAGCATCACTTATGTTTGTAATAAGCGGTTTCAAGTCCGCAATCAGAAGGTTTATCTGGCGGTCTTTCTTCTTTTGGTTCTCGTAAATATCTTTTAGTAAGTCCGAGAACTTTTTACTTCCGAATATTTCTGTATCAAAGCTCATATGATATAACTATGTTAGTCCTCAATAATGTCTTGAATATCAAACCAATCCATATCTGCAATATTCTGACCTTCCGTGTACGCCTCGTAAAGTCTTCCATAGATAAGTTTGAATTTTGTAATTACATTTGTTATGTACTGTGTTTTTATGCCTGTTCGTTCTCTAATTAGGATATAAAGTGCCTTTTTGTTGTAATTCTCAATATTTTCACGAGTTTTGAACAAATAGAGAACTGAGTCTGCAACTTGTAAGTCTCTATTCTTTGTAAATACAAGTGGTAAAAATTGTTCCATTATATCTACAAAAATATCGATGAAGTCTTTTTGTTCGTCTACAAAGTCATTGCGTATCTGTTCATTTACGATATTACGTTCAGAGTCAATAGACTCTATGGTATGTCTCTTTTTGTAGAGATAATAGTTTTTATTATTTTCAGCAATTAGATAGTTTTTAGCAACTATTGAGAAATACGAGAATGCTTTGAATCCACTATCCCCATCATACTTACCGAGTTTTTCATGTAAGAAAGCAACAACTTCATGTTTTACATCTTCATGTGACACATCAAAATTGTAGAACTTGAATCGGTGAATCATTATCTCAGATAACTTATAAAATGCCGGATGTATTCTTTTTGTGTAGATTATGTTTCGTTCAATGGGGTCTTCACAACGGTTGTATTCGTTTATTGCGTCTTCTGTTTCTTGTGTAAAGTAGACGTTCTGTTTTTTCTTTTTTACTTCCATCAGAACCTCTCTATTGTACCACGAACATCGTTTTGTTGTTCATCTTGTTCTTGTTCTAATTCAAGATAAAGAGCAATATCATTGATTATCTTCTTCAACTCTTTGAAGAAATAACCCGTTTCATCATCAGATTCAAATGCACCTTTTCGGTCTAATTGTTTTAGATAAGACTGTTGACTGAGGACTCTATTTCTCATTGACATAATAAAGTCTACATTTTCTTGTGCAATTGACTCTAACTGAGCATACTTTGTGTATAGATTATAAATGACATAACCCGACCCCAAAAGAAGGAGTGATAGGAATACAACTAAAAATTCCATGTTATCCTCTCTTGAATTTTGGCTCGATGATTGAATCAATTACACCAAGTCCAAGTGCTTCTTCAGGTGAAAGGTAATAATCTTTGAGTGTTGTTTCTTTCCAAAACTTTGCATCTTTGTTTGAGTTTTCACTCATAATTTGAACAAGAACTTCTTCCAACTTTTCCATGTGTTGTACGTTTGCCTTCATATCCGATGACTTACCATAGATACCTGAAGACATCTCGTGGAACATGATTGTACTGTTCTTTGATGCAGCACGAATACCGGTTCCAGAACATAGGAGAAGAGCGGCGGCTGACATAGCACGTCCCCTACAAATTGTATTTACCTTTACGTTGAGTGATTGAATAAAGTCAATCATACCGAGTGCTTCGTATACATCACCACCGTCAGAATTGATGATAATGTTGATTGGGGCATCCTTCTTTTCATCATCTCTCATGTGAA